GCATAAACGCCAGCGATTGTGAATGTATCGCCTTGGTTTAATGAAACACCATTGGTCAATGTCAAAGTGATGTTTGAGCTTGATGCCCAACCACTTGTCAAGAAACCAGTAGCAGTTGTAGTTGCTACAGTAGCTGTACCAGCAAAAGAACCGAATGTATGTGCTACAACGTTCTGATCCATCTTCCAGTTCATACCAGCAGAGTCACGACCCATCAAGCCTTTACGATACTGTTCGCCAATAGCTTCTTGTGGCACAAATAGGCCTTTCAAGCTGTCAACGATAGTAGCGGAAGTAAACGGCTCAACGATACATGATCTACGACCATCACGAGGTGCGCCTTCAGAATCAAGGTAAGCAGCAGCAGTCAGGTAAGTAATCAGACCTGTTGGGGGTGTACCAGCAGTACCTACGATGTTGTAAGTATTGTTAGCAGCTTGCAATGTACCATCACGATCAATCTTGTTCGCAATAGCGGCAACAGCAGGCTTCAATACACGATCAGAGAACATATCCAAAGACAATGCCAAATCCTGTGTTGTGAACTGTGTGTCAACGTGGAACTGTGTTGACAAAGTTACAGGCACAGAAGTTTCATTGAAATCTTCTACGTTCAGGGCTGGGCCTGTTGTACCAATGAAACGACCTGGTTTACGCACGTTAACTGTGTTACCAATTTTACCGCCAACTACAGCGAACTGGTCATCATAGTTACGATCTACTTCTGATGTAAATGTTAATTCGTTTTCTAAGACCATCAACGCTTCGTTAGTGATCTTGGAAATGGTTAGCAAATTATTTGCCATGATTTATTTCCTTTATTAAATATTGGGTATATCAGCGTATCCGTTTAGCCTGTCTTGCAGCTTTCCATTGGGCATAAGTCCCATGAAATGCTCCATTGCCATCAATAAGAACGTCTGAAGTTCCTTTTCCGGCAGTTAAAGGCTTAATCGGTGCTGGTGCTTTACTACGAGCAACAGTTTCGCTTTTCTCAATAGGAGCTTCTTTACGCTCGAATTGAACTTCCAATTTCCCTAATTCCTTGAGTGCTTTATTAGTCGGCATTGCTGCCAATTTACTAGCGTAATCATCATCTGATGCTAGGTGATATAGGATTTGTGGGCCTACATCTGATTCTAGAATTGCATCTCGTACTTCATCTCGTACTTGCACGTTGCTAGAAGCTACCATATCGTCAAAGTCAGGAATATCAGCTTTAGCAGCTTCGAGTTTTGCAGACCACGACTTGATTACTTCGTTTCTCTGTTCATCTACCTTGCGTTGCTGTTCTTGTATATCACGCTGTTCTAATGCCTTTTCTGCGCTCCATTCGGCTAATGCTTCAGCGTATTCAAAAGCATCATTAAACTGCGATGCTTGTGGTTTTTCGATGACAGGATCAACTTTTTGGGTTGCAGGGGTTTGTCTGCTCTCAAGTTCTTGTAAACGTGCTTCTAAACTTGCTTTATCTGCCTCTGCTTGTTTGGCTCGTTTTGTAAGTTCTGAAAATCGTTTTTCAAGTTTGGGATTTTGTTTAGGCTTGTCTGTTACTTGCGCTTCATCTTCTGCCTCTGGTTCACTCTCAGCTTGTGCCTCAACTGCTGGCTCTGAATCAGGAGTTTCCTCGACTGCTTCAGCCGCAACAGGGGCTTCCTCACTAGCTAAACCAAGTTTATTAGCAGTCCATTCCGCTAAATTATCGCTTGTTACGACATTATCTGCCGTTCTTACATTTGCTTCTGACATGGAATACTCCAAGAATTAACCCAATGAACCCATTGGTAGGTAAATGCTTTTATAACATAAATGTTGTTTATTTACAACATTATTTTGGTACGCTTCTTTCAGAATTGCCCATATTCATGTCGTTTAAAACTGTATCCATAGCTTGTTTTTTACCGACTACTGAACGCAAACTTTCATACTTTGGATGAGTTTTAGCTTTTTCATGCAATTCTTTGTTGTATTTTTTAGATAATTCTTTTGATACATAAGCTGCGTGATCTTCTTTTTTCATATTGCTCTTTCTGTGGTTTCTGCGTTGGCTAACTGCGCTTGTTTATGATCCATACCCGCAAGCAATATAGCTACTTGCGCTTTTAATTGCTCTACTTCTAGCTGAGTCTGAGTCTTGATAACTGTGTCATGCGCTGTAGTGTCTGTACGCATTTGAGTATCTTCACGCTTAACTTGCAGGCGCATCTTCTCACGCTCTGTTTCAGCTTCTTGTACTTGCTGTTGAACAGTAGCACGATATTTCTTATCCATTTCTTCGGCTTGAATCTGTTGTTGAAGCTGTTGAATTTGCTGTTTAGCGTTAGCCAACTGCATCTGTACTTGTGGTGGAATAGGTGATTTATCGTCAATCTGAGCCATAGGATTAGCTGCTGCAAGTCTGTTTGCAATGACTTCTGCGCCTGGGAAGTCCATATTACGGAAGATAAGATCACCAGCAGTTTGCATCAATGTAGGATCAGCACCTAATAATCCCATCATAGAATCAACTGCTTCTTGACGTTTAGAGTTGTAACCAGGGCCTGTTTCCATTACTACGTCATATTCGCCTACAGTTACGTCATTTAAGACTTTAGACACGCCTTGCTCGTCTTGACCTTGCTCGTTGATAGTAACCATCTCAGGTTTGCCATCATCGCCAATAATACGCATTACACGCTGTCTATCGTAGATTTTAGGAATCAAATCAAGAATGATACGGCCTGTATGACGGATTGATCGAGTCAGATTGTCATAATAGTGAAAGTTAGTCATATCAGCTTGTTGTTGCTGACCTTGCAAAGACTTGCCTGATTGCATACCTTGTGGCAACTGACCAGGATCAAAAATACCTACAACTGCTTGTAAGTCTTGATTCATACCTTGCAATGCAGTCATTACGCCTGCTGGTGGTGGCTCTGGCTGTAATCTTGTAGGTGCTGGAGCAATGCGGCCTTCAATGTCTGTCTGTTTGTAACGTAATACAGGCATAGCTTTAATGTTAGCCATTGCCCATTCGTTCTCGTGACCTTCATCTTGACCTTCGGCAAGCAACCATTTAGCTTTAGGAGCAAGAGCTACAGTTTCAGTCAATGCTGTTGACCAGTAGTTATACATACGTTGTGGGTCTTTAGCCATACGCACTAGACCGAACTTCTTATGCTTATCGTCAACTCTTACTTCTTGACCATATACCGGCACGATAGGAATAAACTTACCAGCCCATTCGCCTTCTTCGAGGATTTGCATAGCTGTTAGCTTGCACCATTTAATCTTTTTGCGCCAGGTATCACGCTTATCAATTACAGTAATACCAGCAGCAGCCAATGCTTCTTTGCTTGGCATTTCATCGCTATAGCCTGTTGTGCCATCTGAAAGCTGAATAATCATTGCTTTCTCACGCTCAGTATAGAAATACTCAGCTATGCGTATATCTTCCTTTGTGACCCATTCCGACTCCGTATCGCCCGTTCCTCTACTGGAAAATCCCTGAGTGTCCTCTGCATTTGGATACATTTTCTTGAACACGGCTTTACTGACAACTGTTGTAACAAGGCACTTTTCAGCATCTGAGCCGTCAGGTTCAACGCTATTAGGGTCAAAATAAACGCTAAAAGGATTCTCAATACGCTTAATGTAGATTTCTTGGTCAAAGCTGTCATCCCTTACATAGTCTGTAGTAACACGCCAATATCCCCAACCCATCTTCACGCAATATTCAAACGCATGATCATAGGCTTGATCTGCATCGCTTTGATTCTCAATATGGCGAGTAATGCCTGTAATGATTTCAGCTACTTTAGCATCTGATTCATTGTTCATGCCATGCACTTTAATGCGTGGGCGTTGTTGACGTTGTTGATTGCAAATTTGACGGATATAAGCATCTACCTTATTAATCGTCAAGCAAGGTCTAGCTTCTAATACTCGGCTATTTTGTACATCTACAGGCCATTGATCGCCAGCAGCAAAGCGCACATCGTCAAGAGCTTCAGCACGATTGTTGCTATCAGAATCGTTACAAAGCCTTAAAAACTGCTTGGCTTCTTCAATTCTGCCGTCTGATTGTGAGTCTGCAACGCTATCGTATGCCATAGGTATTCCTTAGTATTTGG